CATGCTCGGCCTTTTCCGTCGCTTTAATAGCCTTTTGCCTTGCTTTCTCCGCATCAATATAAAAGGCAATACCTTCTATGCTATCTTCAATTAAGGCCTTCAACTCTTTATTCAGATGTTCGGTTTCTTTTTCTAAAGAAAACATAGCATTTGCCTCATCCACAGTTGCGCCTTTAGTTTTCTCGAAGTGCAGAACTATCTTTGCCGCTGTTTCCCCTATTCCTTTCCCAAGATTAGCATAGGCTTCAAACAATCGAATTATCACCTTTGCTATTGGCACAAAGGCTTTTGCTGTGGTTTTTAATATTGGCAGAGCATCCTTCAGTCCTTTCTTTATCTTATCTATCGCCTCCTCTGTCTTTTGAGCAATAAGATCACCATTTGCCTTCACCCACTTTTCGACATAATCGATCCACGAGATCAAAGTCTTTTTCCCGTCTTCTAATAGTTTGATGATTGCCTTATTTTTTATAATTGCATCACCAACTCGCTCTTTCAAATCGCCCCACAGATTGGCAAATTGTTTTAGCCTTCCAGTGAAGGTTTTTGTTTCTTCCTGAGCAACTTGAAACCCTTTCGCTGCAAATTCAGTAACTATCCTTAATTGTTCTGTTTTATCGGTTGTGGCACGTAATGCAGGTATATATCGCCTAAGCATAGTGAACTCGCCTTGCATCGCCATCGCTACATATTGCGCCATACTTCTCACATCCCGCCCTGTAGCAGCGGCAAGGCCGATTGTCATCTTGGTTGCATCTTTCAATCTGTCGGCGCTAACCCCAAGATTTTTTTGGAGTGCCATCAATTGGAGAACTTCTTCATCGCCATATGTAGTTACTTTTTGCATTGAGGAGGCAAAGGCATTGAGGTCATCTGAAAAGGCTTTTGTATAGGCATCACTTGCCTTGAGAGCTGCATTCAGGGTCATTACTGCCTTTTCCTGCACCATAGCAGCACTACTTACCTTCTTCATGGCAATTACAGCAAGACCTGCGCCTGCCGCCGCAGCACCAAAGCCCACCATAAAGGCTTTTTTCAGAGCAGCCTCCATGTTTTTTGCTGCACTCTTGACCTTGCTTTCTGCTTTAGAAAGATCAGTCTTTAGATGCTTATCTTCGCCTTTAATCTCAACATATGCTGTTCCGAGCCTCATATTAGCTCCCATATAATTTCAACAGGTGATCGGCTATAAGTAATACACCCTCAAATACCCTAAGCTTGTCTTTAATGCCATACTCCTCAATCGCTTTCCAGATAGGCGTATGATCCAGAGCAACCGGCCCTCCGGCCCCCATACGATATTGTGATTGAACTACGCTATAGATAAAGACTATATCTTCATTTTGCTTGGCAAGTGGAGGTATACAGGTGGAACAAGGGGGATCGTCTGTTTCAAGATCGTAAGTACCGCCGGCTGCTAACTTCCTCTCAAGAGCATCTGCATAGACTTTTCGGCATCGTTCACACGAAGGTCTTTTAGGATTGAAAAACCTCCCTGTGAACTCTAGGAGTTTTTTCTGAGTTCCTCTTCTTCTTTCGATATATCCTCTGCAAGTTGATCTCGCAGTTGCTCTACCAGTTCGTCGAAACCAGGGATTTCTTTTGAAGCCTTCAGAAGATTTGCCTCACTGAATTTTAATGGCTTGCCAGAGGCATCAAAAAAATTCTCCCAGTCTTTGACTGTAGCCTTGAGTAACAATTCCCTATGCAATTTCATGTTAGGGTTCTGTGTAACCTCTGGTTCAAAATTCCCCTTACTATTCTGCCGATAGATGATCTTCTGAGAAAAAACCTTCTCATTGATCTCATCAAGTTCCCCTGGTAATGGATTTCTGATTTTCAGTTTACCTTTATCAGGGTCCCCTGGGATTTCAAACCATCTCTCCTCCACCTTTTTTATTCGCATTATTTACCTCCTTTTAGTTTAACCTCATAACGCCATATATCTTTCCTTCAAAAGAAATTGTACCTAAGCCACTCTTGTCAAAACTTATATCGGGTTCTTTCAGAATCTTTATATGACTGATAGGCATTTCGGCAGGTAATCCTCCGCCTGCTGCTGTTGTTTGATTCGGAGCATAGTAACTTGTATTGTCAACATAAAATCTCAAGGTTGTTAGATTTGTCTTATTATAGTAAGCACTCCTAACCTCATCCTGTCCACTGGTATCATCAGCCTTGTAGTTTCCGTTAAACGTTACTGTACCGCCAGTCCTCAAGCCACGTAATGCGTCAAAATCTTCGTCTCCGAACTCTGTATCATCTAACTCGGCATATGAACCACCTGTTATAGTCCATGTTCCTATGCCCAGAACCTTGTCATCGCCTATACTTACTTTTGCGTCAATTCCTACTTTACTGTCTGCCATTTTTTATACCTCCAAAATTAAGTTTTTGAAATAATTTCCACTCTCCCCATCCCGCTGCCATCCAGGTGAGATGAGGTATATCAATTGAACAATCAGCTATTACAGGGATATTTCTATCCTTTAGCTGTTGAAAGAAATAAATATCTTCGCCGATAGGTTTGTCCTGCTGATCAAGTTTGCTATAAAATGGCTTCTCAGGATACATATCAATTAGAATATCTGTACTAATTAAAACACAGCCTGTGCCTGAATATTCAATCGGCAATTCAATCTCAAACCCATCTGGTTTAATCTCTTTATCAGGCACAATTTCAAGTTTACCTAACTCACCTCTTAAAAGAATAGGTGAGAAAGGTGGATAACGTTTATGCACCCTCGTAGCCACAACCGGCTTTTTATGAGCTAATAATTTTTCAATCATATCAGGGGTCTCATATATCTGATCAGTATCCATGAAAAGAATATGCGTACTCCCTATATTCATAGCTTTTGAAACCAGATTATTACGCACATCATCAATGTGGGCCGGATAATCCGGCGCCAGGATGTCAACTGAAACGTCATTATGTTTCACCATGAAAGTCGTTAATACTTTCAGAAACGAGAAAAAGAACTCATTAGAAACCCATTTATCCGTTAATGGCAGAGCTATAGCTAACTTTATCCCGTATTTCTTTGTCATACGCTCTCTTTTCCTCTGAAAGTATACCCTTTGATCATGGATTATATTTTCGTCTGAGTATGCTTTCTGATACCCCTCATCATATTCTGCGGAGGCATTTATCGGATGCGTATGTATTACTTTCGCATCTTCTGCCTCCACCCATCTGCCTAATTCATCTGCTATGTCTTTCAGTTCATTATCAGGATAACTGTGTCTATACTCTACCGGGAAAAAGTGTCCGCCTGGTATGTGTTTTAACATTCGTTTATCAGCCAGCCAATGAGGTAGAGGATTGCCTTTTTCGCCTCTGTGAACATCCTGAGTATTTAATCCAACCACGCCCCAGCCCTCCGGCAAGCTATCCATTTTTTCAAGAGCTATTCTGAGAAAATCTTTTTGTGGTAGAGTGTCATCGCCCAAGAACATTACTCTTTCACTTCGGGTTTTCTCAGTAAGTTTCGCCACCATCTTCGGACAGCCTATATGATCTACATCAACCTCAGATAGAACCTCATACCCATCATCAGGTATACCTGCATTTTGGTGGATCGCTTTCATGCAATCCAACGCTTTTTCAGTCCTAATTACCGGAATTATGATCGAGGCTTTTAACATTTTTCTCCTTTCTCATTATACCCATGCCGTAGTCTTCTTCTACAAATTCAAGTTTTGCCTTGTGTTTCTTTGCAAATAACTTCAATGCGCCTTTTACATTTACCCCTGCTCGAATAAGCTCTGTATCATGCCAAAGACTAACACCATCCTCGCTCAGAAGTTGAAGCCATGTTAGACACCAAAGATAAGTCTGCTCAAAACTATGAGGATCAGTATCCACAAAGAGCATATCTACCTCTCCTTTAGTCCATTTCTCAAATCCGATAATGGCATTCTCATTGTAATATATCCAATTTTTGCCATTGCCATGATGTAACTTCGAGTTAATGTCATACGAATAAAGCACAGCCTTTTTTTCCATTGCCTCCAAAATGATATATGAACTTTCTGCCTTACCTGTGCCTAACTCAACAATTGTCTTTTTACCCTTCACATGGCTTTGGATTAATTCTCTGAAATACTCCATTTCCATAAAATTCACCTCGCTTTCTCTAATAGACAAGTATACTGGACGCTATACCCATATATAGGTGGTTCTTGCTCAAGATCGTTAAAAGGTATCACAAAATCCCTTTGAAATTTTAATGGATTCCAGTCTGACACACTTAAAGTGCAATTATCGTATAGATCTTTCAAATAGCCTAAAATATCTCCTGCCTCATCTGATGAATCACTCTGGCTAAAAATATTAAATTGAACTAAAAAGTTTTCTTTCTCATCTGTAAAATCCAGATCATTAGTGGCGCTCACAGGAAAGTAAACACAATATGGATACTCTTTGCCCTGTGGGGCTTTATGCAAATATAAGCCATTTACTGCATTATAAAAGTCGTTATGAGGCGTAGCCTTAAATAGATTGTAGATTGCTGTATATAATGCGTTCACTTTAATCCTTCGCTTGCTTTTACACTTTCAAAAGCAGGTCTCAGGTATGGATGTGGATAACAGCCATGGCCCATCTCCAGAGATGAATTTGCAACTAATAAACCATTAGCCACAAAAGAATGTATATCCTTTACTCCTATATCATATAAGAACATAGGTTTATTTCCACCGACAAAACCTTTGTTACTATAAGTCCAATTTTTTCGGGATAGAACTTTAACTGCTTTAAATACCTGTTCATTTACTATGCTTTTTATTGAACTATTACATACTCGATACTTAACAGCAGGCAATGGATTTTCTATAAGATGAGGTGACCGTTTATCAGCAAAATGAAGATGTATTATTTGCCAATCAGGATAAAGAGATAATATTGCTTTATCCCTTTCAATATCTTTTTGCTGATTTAAATGCCAATAACCACCATCTGCTTCTACAAATACTTTCTTATCTATTAAAGCAAAATCGACAAAAAATTTACCTACCTTAAATTGTGTTTCATAGCGGTAACCACTTGCTTTAATAAATGCTTCTACCTCCTTTTCAATCTTTGTTTGATAACCTTTTTGTGATAATATAGAATTGAGATGTTTTTCGGGATGTAATCTAAATCTTTCTTTCGCTAAGTTACTTATTTTTTCTTTTGTTTCTCTGCTCATCTTTTGTCCTATATGCCAAATAGTCCTACCCTTTATTCCACATTCTTTACAACAATAAACTTTATGATTTTCTTTTAATGCCCACTCCAGTTTACTTTTTCTTATCTCAAATTCCTCTTCACAATAACTGCATTTAACTTTTTGCCATTTATTTTCCTGTTTCCCTTCAATAGCTTTCTTTTTAGGAATAAATACTTCCTCCCCGATATTGATTTTACCGGCTTCTTTCCATTTTATTAATCCTTTATTGTATATTGCTATTTTATGATCTTGTGTTAATATTAGAGTATGATTTGCATCTTTTCGCCATTCTACTGTAATTTCAGTTAAATCAGGTTTCTTTAGACAAGAATATCTATGAACAAACTCAACAGGGTGATAATTACCATCCTGTGTAAGCACTTCATCTCCAATCCGTAGATTTCCTATATAAAGAGAAGGATTTCTTTTTGTTCTGATATATGCTCGTCCATAAATACACCCATATTCGACATTCGTGCCTACAGCCACAGTAAAAGGCGTTGAAGGTCTTTTAATACCATCCCTCCTCTTGGCCTCCGGGCCTACCACGCCATTGCCAAGCCTGCTATCTGTCCAGTTTGTAGAAATTGACGCTCGTAACCTACCTGTATCAAGTGAAGGTGGTTTACCTTTTGGAGCAGGCAGATGCTTCCCCTGAAATGTATATTCTGTGCTCAGAAGTTCTTTAGTTTTATTCTCAACTTTAAAGCCTACTTTCTTAACATGGTCTGTAATAGGCTCTTTCAATTCCTTCAAAACTTCTTTATTTCTCCATTCAATTTTCATCTGCGTTCCTTTAATGTAATCCTGAGAGCTGTATTCTGATTGCCTCCTAAATCCTCAATCAGTACAATATCAAACTTGGTTGAACCGAAGATAAACCTATCTTTCTCTGTAATTGTTAATGCTTTTGGATAGTCTATATAGAACCTATGGGTCTGAACTACTGTTTTTCTATCTTGGCTTAATCGTTCATTTCCCCGGATCGAGGTCAAGACACCCTCTATCTTTCTCTTTCCTGTCCATTTCTTAAGATACCCTCCCATATTATCGGAGACTTCCGAGTATTGCCTTAATTCCAGTTTTGTCTTTTGCCCCCTCAAATCAGATACCTCCGATAATCAGCTAACAAATCTACCACTTCCTTTGGCATAGCTGTAGTTTCCAATGTCTGCCTAATGTCTCCAATGCTGTACGAACTCAAGCC